GCAAACCTTGCAAGACATTTGTATAGTCTAGCCCTGTTTGTCGAGATATACGAAGTGCTTTCTCTTCGTTCGTTAGTTTTGCCATATCAGTACGTCCACATTACAGGAGACTCATTACCGTCAAGGTCGCGGATGTCAACATGCACAAAGCTACCAGCAACTCCAACTCCTGAAAAGCCCATCTTGATAGCCTCCTCAACAATCTTAAACCGCTGTATACCGTCTGTAACTTTAATGTCCGCTGCAATGCCTTGGGCATGGGTTCCGGGTGTCTCCTTTTTAGCTTCTATAGGGTGGTCTTTACTTCTATAACCACTCGTAATAACGAAGGGGAACCCACATCTAGCACGTAACAAATCTAACTTCAGCAACAACCTGTCACTAATCTCATTCTCGCCAGTGTACTGACAAGCAAACTCTTCCCTAGTAAAGTAATCTAAGTCTTGATTTATATCATACATCTGTATAGTCCCCTTCAATGGGTTCTTCTGGGCCGCCAGAGATCACTGTAGTCTCACCGCCAACACCTGTAATGGAGATGTTGATGGCACTCTTGCCTCCGCTGGCCTTATCCTTCTCAAAATAACTAACAGGCAACAACCTGTCCATGCAGAGCTTCCATGCTGCTGCTTGATTCTTATGGTCATCGTCCAAGGCTGCTGACAATATACTATCTAGCACCTTCCTACTCTTAGGGGATGCCAGCATTCTAGCCTTGTATTCGTTAATGACCGCTGCGTCACCCTTGGGCCTGCCTACTGAGTTACGTTTGCCCTTGGTTTTTGACACAACTGCTGTTTTCTTTGGTCGCCCCACCCGCTTTGCGGGCTGACGCTCCTTAGATTCTTTAGTATTCATTGTATTTCCCTTAGTACTTAAGGATACTTAAGTATACTTTAGTTTGTTTCTTTAATTATTATTAAAAGATCAATCCTAACGATGCTTAAGGATACTTAAGGGCGCGAGGTAATCTTTATCTTCTTTAGTATACTATAAATTATACCACATTTCTAACCAAAAGTCAAGTCTTTTCTTTACTAATGTCCACATATTTATACATAAGGGCCGTCCCTTTAATAGCTTTTGGCTATACAGATGTCATCTTAGGAATACACAGGTATTACAAGGAGTTATAGTGCACACAGGTAGCCATAAGTAAATGTAATTATACACTCTTTTTCCCAAATCGCTACTATTTTGTATACCTGCGGTAACTACAGGTAAATAAGGTAGCCACAGCGGCCCCCCGGGGGTCTATTTATCCACAGGTTTTGCACAGGTATCCACAAGTTATCCACAGGCTACCATGTTGGCACGGGTATTGCATTGGATTCCACCGGGTGAAGTGTGGGTATGCTATAGGATACCCATAGACCACACCAGCAAACCTTAACCACTGTATGAATACACAGGTAACCACAAGCTCTGCATTCCCTATAGATGTAGGTAGATCAAAAAGATTGTAGATTGTCGCAACCAGATATATCTATGTCGCAAATAGATAAGCATTAGTCTCTCAAGGGTCTAATATGGGCACCAACGAAACGGGGGAACGGCTCCTCAGATTGATACCTAGTGCTGGCAGTGACCAAGGTCGCTTATAGGCCAGCAACGAGGGAGACAGTCCCCGATTCGCTCTCGCAATAGCGGGCAGGCACTCTGGCTAACTAGCCTTGGCAATAGCAGAGAAGAAGCCCATACTAGGCGGGAACGAGTAACCAAGATTGATCTGGTTATGGCGGGAAGTAGCCCTCGGGCGAAGGTGTGCCGCTAAGCAGTACCAAATCAATCAGCGGTTATTCACCGGAACCCCTAGGCAACTGGCGGTTGCGGTGAATAACTGGAGGTCATAAAGATGAACAAAATTAAACACTTTAAGCATTCCTATGCGGAGTTGGCCAAGGTAGGGCGCAAGTATTACAACGATGGTAATTTTTGCACGGTGGTTGGCTTGGCGGTTGCGTGTGATTTATCATTCGGCAAGGCGCGGGCTATCGCGGAGCGCACCGTAAGCAGGCGCAAGGGTCGAGGTCTTAAGTTTTACGAGATTGAGCGACTCTATGAGTCAATGGGTAAAGCGCTGGCTCCCGTATCTAATACCTTTGGCGCTACACTGGGCACAGTGGCTAAGCATGCGCCGGCTGAGGGTCGCTATTTGTTCCTTACCCGGAGTCACTGCGCGGTCAGCCGAGAGGGTATCCTTGAGGACTGGAGCGCTGAGGGTAGCAGGCATAGAGTATTGAGAGCCTTTAAAATTGTAGATATTAGCTAGGTTATCAGGTGGCATTCCCGGCAGGAGTGCTACCGCATAACTTAACTAGAACAGAGGCACACAGCATGACATACGGCGACGGAGTAGCATTTGCAATACTAGGACTCACAGTGTTAATATGGGTCAACCTACAAATGATGGGAGTAATTTAAAATGATTGAACAGATAAAAGAGATAGAGGCGCACTTCTTGTTCTGCGGGTTCCTTGGTTCCCCACTTGAGCGTAAAAAGATAGCTAGCTTATTAATAAGGGGTTTTGACGCGGATCAGATATACGCTTTTGGTTGTGACGAGTACTGCAGTAATTGAATATGATAGTTGCTTTATCGTGTCCACTGGTATACAGTGGGCATTGTTAAATCAACTAAACAACAGAGGCAACACAAGATGAAACTTAAGCAATTAGGAAGTAACATGACTGAGCTAGATATGGGCAACGCACAGGTATTTTTTAGCTACGAGACGCCAGTGGCTGCACGTACAGACACAGGTGCGCTGGTGCGTACATCAACCAAATATAGCGTCACTACAACCAAACATATCAACAAATGGCTGGACGGTATGCCAGCAGTGGAAGTACCGCAGGCAGTAATTAATGATTTAGTGGAGGTGGCATAATGGATTATAAAGCGATATTAAATATGTATTCCGTAGAATGCGCGGCTTGTTTTACGCCTATTGCTATGGCATATCACGAGTATCATTACAGAACAGGACACGAGACGTGCAAGCAGTGCACAAAAAAATACAAAAATGATGAGGCGACACAATGAAAACCAAAGGCGAAGTAATCAGATTTAAACTGGAGTTTATGGCGCTGATGTTAGCATCGGGACGCACAGAACACGCAGAGGACGTATTGCAGGAGGCGCTGGCCTTATGTGATACAATCACGGAACAAATGCCAGAGGAGGCAGCATAATGAGCAAGTCAATATTAATTGAGGTTAAGCAGAACTATGGTCGGAAGGTTATCTATCCGGCCTGTAACAACGCTGAGACGTTCGCTAAACTTACCGGGTGCAAGACCCTGACCGAACAAACACTTGAGCTGATAGAGCAGCTGGGGTATACTATCGACACACTAACACCAGATTGGAGAGCATAACAATGATGAAAGCACACTTACACTTAATCAAATGGGCGGTCGCACGAGGGTATTCCGTGGCCGTGTTCGGCGAAGGTGAGTACGATGGTATTCACCACACTTATAAGGAGATCAAAGATACCGTAGAAGCTTGCGACATGGGAGAGATGGTACTGGTCAAACCCAGTGTCAAGACCGAGGGCAAGTGGTCTAGGGAAGCGAGCTTCGCGTATATGTTCGACTATAATCAGTACCCGGACGAGATTATCTATGACTATGGGGTCAATGAAATCTCAGAGGCGTGGGCTACAGACTATGAATCAACTAGATTGGAGGCAGCATGATGAGTATTAAACCAGCAAATATGTTTGTAACACCGGATAACATGAAGGATTTGGAAGACAGGATAGAAAGCTTTTCAGGAGGCGAGAAGACTGCTGCTTGGATGGGAGCCATGATGGCTTGGAATCTAGCATGTAAACTTGTAGAGCAGGGAGAGGAGTCGAGCGATGAATGACTTGTACTTCTATCTTAAATGGTACATAATCGGCACGGTAATAGGCTTTGCCATAGGCTATGGGGTTGGAACATGGATTCTGTAATCGCGGAGGTAGTGGGCTGGTCTACATTGACGGCCCTTGTAATAGCGGCACACAAAGGCGTGTTCTGGCTAATGACTAACAATATACTGGAGTATTTTATATGAAAAACAACGAGTACCACGGCGACGAGCATATACTGGATGAGGACGAATACCCACCCATGCAGCAGTGGGAGATTGACGAGGCGCTGGCTGACATACTGGGTGATGATAGGTGGTTACAGAGACAACAGGAGAAAGCAGAATGATTTTATTTGGTAGAGTATTGAGTGTAGAGTATCGACTGGGCGTAGGCTTTGACCTTGAGTTTCCAGACAGTAGGCCGGTATGGGTCTACAATGTAAGCACAGGCAACACAGAGACCATGCCGTTTCAGGGTGTCATTTTACATCTGCCCTTGTGTCTGGTATCCTATGGCCGGGTTTATGACGAGGTAGAATGATGAGTAGAATCAAAGAAGAGATGATGGGGTATGAGTACACCCAGAACGATTGGATAGAGCCACAGGCGCACGTTATGGTAGATGAGCTGGTAGAGTATCAGGTTTACTGTATGACGCTCTCAGAGCTAACACAGAGGGTCACAAAGCAGATGCGAGACGAGTACTATAGCAACTCCTATGATGATATGACCAAACAATACAGAGAGGTATTCCAAGATGAGTAGATGCAAAGCGTGTGACGTGATACTGAATGAACATGAACTAAAGAAGGTCGATAAGGAGACTGGGTTGCATTTAGACCTGTGCAATATATGCCTGTCGCATAGTGATGACGCTATGCATGAGAGTCTGGGGCAATTAAGCGAGAAAGAGTTTGACGTTCTCTTTAATACTTGATATAATACTAGGGTATTAAAGGGAAAATTAATTATTAATCTTTAAAGTATTAACCAAACGATCCTAAGGGGTCACAACAACGAGAGGTAGTAACCATGGCAGTATTAGAAGGCTTAGTAGCATTTGAGAATCTGGACGAGCATGAGATATATCAGGGTCAGTCCACCGGGAAGTTCTCTCTGGTTCTCAGCTTGGATGAACCAACAGCGGGCACTCTGTCCGAAGCTGGTGTCAAGCTCCGCGAGTACGAGGGAGTCAAGCAGCGCAAGTTCAGTACCAAGTACGATGTACCAGTGATGGACGCTGAGGGCAACCCGTTCAAGGGTCGCATTGGTCGCGGGTCTAAGGTGCGTATCATGTACGCTGAGGGTCAGCCCCATCCTGTACACGGTGTGTCAACGTACCTTAACAAGATCAAGGTGCTGGAGGTCGCAGAGCAGGAAGGCGGAGAGGACTTCTAGTGGCAGTTGAGTCAACATTCGTTCAGCATGAGCCATGCCCTTCGTGTGGCTCATCGGACAATCTGGCTCGCTATAGTGATGGACATGCAGTCTGCTTCTCTGGGGGCTGCAACCATTACGAGCATGGCAACGGCCAGATAGGTCAGGCAGTACAACGTAAACCAATGAGGTCATTAGAGATGACAGGTGTAACAGCGGCAATCCCGGACAGACGTATCTCACAGTCAACGTGCCAGCGGTACGGTGTGACAGTGGAGTACGGAACGGATGGACAGATTGTCAAGCATCACTACCCGTACCATCACAAGGACACAGGTGCGGTGACAGGAACAAAGGTCAGGATGACCGAAAACAAATCATTCTATGCAACAGGGGAGTTTAATGAGGCGGGTCTCTTCGGCCAACAGGCTTTCAAGAGTGGCGGTAAATACATCACGATCACAGAAGGCGAGGCGGACGCGCTTGCTGTCAACGAAATGTTTGACGGAAAGTGGCCAGTCGTCTCCATCAGATCAGGTGCAGCCGGAGCAGCCAAAGACATCAAAGCAAACCTAGAGTGGCTTGAGACCTTTGACAATGTGGTGATCTGCTTTGACAACGACAAGGCAGGACAGGAGGCAGCCAAGTCGGTGCTTGATCTGTTCACCCCCAACAAGGCCAAGAATGTCACATTGCCAGCCAAGGATGCAGGCGACATGCTCAAGAGCAATCAGGTGCAGGCGTTTGTCAAGGAGTGGTGGAACGCTAAAGCCTATCGCCCTGACGGTATCGTAGCAGGTAACGAGACATGGGACATGATTATCAAGCAGGCTGATGTCAAGTCCATACCCTATCCATGGGAGTGTCTCAACGAGATGACCCACGGGTTCCGCAAGCAGGAGCTGGTGACAATCACCTCCGGGTCAGGCATGGGTAAGTCGCAGATCGTCAGGGAGCTGGAGCATTACCTCTTGGGTGCAACGGATGAGAACATTGGCATCCTCGCGCTTGAGGAGGACATCCCTAAGACAGCTCTGGGTATCATGTCCATTGAGGCTAACAAGCAGCTTCACTTGGACAAGACCGTCTCTCAGGAAGAGAAGAAGGGCTACTGGGATCAGACGCTAGGCTCAGGGCGTATCTTTATGTTTGATCACTGGGGCAGTACGAGCGAGGACAACCTGCTGGGACGCATACGCTACATGGCCAAGGGACTGGACTGCAAGTGGATCATCCTTGATCACCTAAGCATCGTGGTCAGCGATCAGGACACAGGTGACGAGCGTAAGGCTATCGACAGTATTATGACCAACCTCCGCAAGCTGGTTCAGGAGACAGGTGTAGGGCTATTCCTAGTATCACACCTGCGCAGACCCAGCGGCGCTAAGGCACACGAGGATGGTGGTAAGATTAGCTTGGGAGAACTCAGAGGATCGGCGGCAATCGCGCAACTTAGCGACATAGTGATAGGCTTGGAGCGTGACCAGCAACACGCTGACCCTGAGACACGAAACACCACCACGGTACGTGTGCTGAAGAATAGGTTTGTAGGACTGACCGGCCCTGCATGTTACCTGTACTACGACAAGGAGTCAGGTCGCATGATTGAGACTAGCTGCCCCACAGGGGATGACCCGGAGTTCTAATGAAGCAGATTGTATTTGACATTGAAGCCAACGGTTTAAAACCTACAAAGGTCTGGGTAATTGTAACTCAGGAGCTGGATACCAGTGAGACTAATGTGTTCTCAGGTGACACGCTGCTGTCGTTCAACGATTACATTGCAGGTCTTGGAGAGTGTGAGATCATAGGTCACAACATTATTGACTATGACGTACCTGTCCTTGAGGAACTGCTGGGCACAGACTTTAGTAAGTGCAAGGTGTCTGATACTTTAGTTATGTCACGACTGGCTAACCCATCAAGAGAGGGCGGTCACTCGCTCCGTAACTGGGGTGACAGACTTAATCAATCTAAAGGAGATCACGATGACTGGGATAATTATTCGCAGGATATGGTGGACTATTGCAAGCAAGACGTTAATGTTAATGTGCTGGTGTACAAGAGATTACTTCGTGAGCTTGCAGATTTTGGAGCTGAAAGCATTAGCTTGGAACACCAAGTACAAAGCATTATATCAAAGCAGATTAAAACAGGCTGGCTCTTAGATCAAGAGAAAGCATTCGTATTACTAGCAGAACTGAAGGAGAAGAAGTTTGATTTGGAGGATGAGGTACAGAAGGTATTTAAACCCTTGCCTACCTACATCAAAGAGATCAAACCGAAGATCAAGAAGGACGGCAGCATGTCTATCGTTGGCCTGAAGTTTTTAGGAGATGACTGGGAAACAGTGGGTGGCGAGTTTAGTCGCATCGACTTCCCTCAGTTCAACCTTGGTTCACGACAGCAGATAGGACGATACCTCCAGCACTTTGGCTGGAAGCCTAAGCAATTTACTGAGACAGGACAAGCCATCGTAGACGAGGCGGTGCTGAGTACAGTGAAAGGAATACCACAGGCTTCCCTGATAGGTGAGTACCTGATGATACAGAAGCGTGTCGCACAGGTACAAAGCTGGCTAGATGCGGTTGAGGATGACGGTAGAGTACACGGGTACGTTAACTCCAACGGTGCAGTGACAGGACGCATGACGCACTCCAGTCCCAACATGGGGCAGGTTCCTGCAGTCTACTCACCCTACGGCAAGCAGTGTCGTGATGTGTGGACAGTGAAGGAAGGGTACAAGCTAGTCGGTATGGATGCCAGCGGTCTTGAGCTACGCATGTTAGCGCACTATATGAATGACGAGGAGTACACAAATGAAATACTCAATGGAGATATACACACGGCAAACCAGTTGGCTGCGGGCCTTGAAACTAGAGATCAAGCGAAGACTTTCATATACGCTTTTCTTTACGGGGCCGGAGATTCCAAAATCGGAAGCATCGTTGGTGGAACTAGAAAGGACGGTCAGAGACTTAAGGAAAAGTTCCTCCGAAATACGCCAGCTCTTGGAGAGTTACGAACACGAGTTGGAATGGCGGCTACAAGAGGCTATGTTTATGGCTTGGATAAAAGACGGATCGCCATACGATCAGAACATGCTGCATTGAACAGCTTACTCCAGTCAGCCGGGGCTATCGTTATGAAGAAAGCCTTGTGTTTACTGCACGAGTATGCTATAATATGGGGTATAGACTTTAACTTTTTAGGGAACATTCACGATGAAATCCAGACAGAAGTCAGACAAGAGAAGGCAGAGGTTTTCGGAGGACTGGCAGCAAGCTGTGTTGAAGCTGCAGGACTCCACTACGAACTCAACTGCCCTCTCGCAGGAGATTACAAAGTCGGAACCAGTTGGGCAGACACCCACTAAACCACACTGCACTACATGTGGTGTCGAACTAACTAAAGATAACTGGGTGCGTTCTTTGTCCGAACGTAACACTAAGAGATGTAAAGAATGTTACAACACAAAAAATAACAAACGTACCAACTCTAACAGGATGTATGTCAACGGTAAATATGTACCCAGTAAACATCCTCTATATAAACCGGGACGATACAAAGGGTTTGAGGAAGCAGCTTTTAGTTCCTTAGAAAACTTTAAGGACAGCACACAAGGCGAGGTGTACGTCCTCACTAACCCGGCGTGGCCTGAATGGGTCAAGGTAGGGATGGCTGTAGACTCAGAGGATAGGATAAAGAACTACCAAACATCCTCACCTTTCAGGGACTACACCATTGTTTATACCTACGAGGTAGATGATAGGAGAGCAGCGGAGTCTGCTGCACATGTAAGACTAGCAAAGGAATGTGACAACATCAACGAGTGGTTCAGGTTGCCACCTCCGATAGCAAACGAACTAATACTGGAAGTGATACATGAGTACTAATAAAACAACGGACACTGTAGTACAGGACATCTACGCACTGATGGAAAGCAAGGACGCTGACCCATCTGTAGATGTGGAGGTAGAGATAGAGAAGTTTGGTGAGAGCGTCAAGGCACTGATGCGTACTGAGTTTGGTCGGAAGAAGCGAGAGGATAACCGCAAGCTACGCTTGTCAAATATTGGCCGCACCGACCGCTACCTCTGGAACCACTACAATGGTACAGCCGGTGAAGAGTTACAGCCCCATACCTACGTCAAGTTTATGTATGGTCACTTGATTGAAGAGATGTTGCTGTTCCTAACCCGTATGGCTGGGCACAGTGTGACTGATGAGCAGAAGGTATGTAATGTTGAAGGAATCGTGGGTCACATGGACTGCAAGATTGACGGTGTTGTTACTGATGTCAAGTCAGCAAGCAGCTTTGGGTTCAAGAAGTTTAAGGATGGTACACTGGCATATGACGATCCCTTTGGTTATATTGATCAGATCAAAGCCTACGCACACTCAGAGGGACAGACAGAGTTTGGATGGCTTGCAATGGACAAGGCCAACGGACACCTGACCTACCTCAAGTATGACCTCACAGACACAGAGGCTCCTGTGTATGAGGCACTCAAGGGTGACATAGTGGACAGGGTGAAGCATGTAAAAAAGCTAGTAGAGCAGCCAGAGCCAGCGGAGTGGTGTTACCAACCTATACCGGACGGCAAATCAGGAAACTCAAAGCTCTCTACTGGTTGCTCTTACTGTCAGTTCAAAGACCACTGCTATCCAAACTTACGGGTCTTCGCCTACTCCTACGGGCCAAAGTACTTAGTAGACGTAGTAAAGGAACCCAAGGTACAGGAGGTCATGCCAGATGAAGAGGGCTTTTAGATCAGGACTTGAGAAGGATTTATCAGAGAAGCTAGATGGACAGTACAAGTTTGAACCGTATGATCTACCGTACACAGTACACAAGAAGTATCTACCGGACTTCGTACACGAGGACAAGGCAATACTGATAGAGTGCAAAGGGTTCTTCAGGGTAGGCGACACGCAGAAGTACACAGCCATTAGAGATTCAATGCCGGAGTGGGAGTTAATCTTTGTGCTGTCAAACCCTAACAAGAAGGTACGCAAGGGTGGCAAGATAACGATGGGAGAGTGGTGTGAGAAGGAAGGGTTCCAGCACTACACCGTAGAGACAGCCAAGGAGATGACACGGTACATCAAAAGGAAGAAAGTATAATGGCTATGACACTAGATGAACTTAAAGAAAAGATGGTGTTACAGTTAGATGAGGAGCTACTGTGTGAGCTGTTGTCTATAACACCAACTGATTTAGTAGAAGCGTTTGAAGGTAGGATAATTAGAAACTTTGACAGAATAGCAGAGGACTTTGAAGATGAGACTCAATGACGCAACACCAGCAGACTGGGATAGAGTACGGAAGCAACACCCAGCAATAGAGAAAAAGACAGGACTAGAGGCGTGGATGAAGGCAGCACATGAGGAAGCTGAACAGATCATGGACAACGTAAACAAGCCCACACACTACAACACTGGCAACATAGAGTGTATTGAAGCTATAGAAGAGTCTATGTCTTCAGTGGCTTTCAAGGGCTACCTCAAGGGCAACTGCATGAAGTATTTGTGGCGCTATGACTATAAAGGCAAGCAGGTAGAAGACCTACAGAAAGCTGGCTGGTACTTACAGAAGCTAACTGCAATGGTGACAGAGGAGAACAGCTAGTGGACAGACAACCAGTGTTTGAGTTTATACACTACCCTGATTTCGGAGAAGCAGAGAGAATATCTCCAGCAGTCAAGATAGTCTATACGATATATAGTGACGGGCAAACAGTACATGACATGAGAGAGCAGTTTGATTACTTCTTAAAAGCATGCTCCTACCACATACCGCTAGATGAGGAAGAATAATGGATCAGTACCAGCAGTTTATACACAAGAGCCGCTACGCACGTTGGCTACCTGAACAGAAGCGCAGAGAGACTTGGCACGAGACAGTCAACCGTTACGTAGACTTCTGGAAAGACCGTGGACAGATAGACGAGAAGACAGCGTTAAAGTTATTTAACTCTATACACAACATGGAAGTTATGCCTAGCATGCGCTGTATGATGACAGCAGGCGAAGCACTGGCAAAGGATAACGTAGCTGGATTTAATTGTAGTTACTTAGCCATTGACTCACCGCGTAGCTTTGACGAGCTGATGTATGTCTTGATGTGTGGTACAGGCGTAGGCTTCAGCGTAGAGCGTAACTTCATTACCAAGCTGCCAGAGGTTGCAGAGACCTTCCACAAGACTGACAGTGTTATTGTTGTTAGTGACAGCAAGATAGGCTGGGCCTCTGCATTCCGTGAGCTGATTGCTATGCTTTATGCTGGTAAGATACCTACGTGGGACATGAGCCGCATACGACCTGCAGGAGCTAGACTGAAGACCTTTGGCGGTAGAGCTTCAGGGCCAGAGCCTTTGATTGATCTGTTCAACTTCTGTGTAGAGATATTCCAGAAGGCAGCAGGACGCAAGCTAACGAGCATTGAGTGCCACGATGTAGTGTGTAAGATAGCGGACATTGTAGTGGTCGGTGGTGTGCGTAGGTCTGCACTGATTAGCCTCTCTAACCTGTCTGATCCACGTATGGCGAAGGCTAAGTCAGGAGACTGGTGGAGGCATGAAGGCCACCGTAGGCTTGCTAACAACAGCGTAGCGTACACTGAGAAGCCAGACTTTGAGTCCTTCCTAGCAGAGATGCAGAACATGTACGAGAGTAAGGCGGGTGAGCGTGGCATCTTCAGCCGTATAGCAGCTCAGAAGATTGCAGCACGTAACGGTAGGCGTGACCCTGACCAAGACTTTGGTACTAACCCATGCTCTGAAATCATCCTACGCAGCAACCAGTTCTGTAACCTGTCAGAGATTGTAGTACGTCCTGATGACACACTGGCTAGTCTCAAGAAGAAGGCAGAGATGGCTGCTATCATTGGTACACTACAGGCTACACTGACGGACTTCAGATACCTGCGTAACTGCTGGAAGAAGAACACTGAAGAGGAAGCACTACTGGGTGTCAGCATGACAGGTATCATGGATCACTACCTGTTGAGCAAGGGAGAGTCTAAGGACTTGTCTAAGTGGTTGGAGGAAGTACGAGATGTTGCTGTGGATACAAATAAGAAGTGGGCTGAGAAACTTGGTATTAATCAGTCTGCGGCTATTACGTGTGTTAAGCCTAGCGGTACTGTATCTCAACTTGTTGATAGTGCTAGTGGTATCCATCCTCGCTTCTCTAAGCATTACATTCGCAGAGTACGCAGCGACCACAAAGACCCGCTTGCAGTCTTCATGGCACAGTCAGGATTCCCTGTAGAGCAGGATGTGATGTCACCTACGTCTTCAGTCTTCAGCTTCCCTGTGAAGGCTCCAGAGTCCTCTGTGACCGTCAAGCAGGTAGGAGCTATGCAGCAGCTAGAACTTTGGAAAGCATATCAGAACCACTGGTGCGAACATAAACCAAGCATCACTGTTTATTACACTGATAACGAGTTCCTGCAAGTAGCACAGTGGATATGGGAGAACTTTGACTTGTGTAGTGGGATTAGTTTGTTGCCATATAGTGACCATGTATATCAACAAGCTCCTTATGAGGACATCGACGCTGAGAAGTATGATGAGCTAGTAGCGTCTATGCCGCAGGGGGTGGATTGGAATGACCTAGAGAAGTACGAGGAAGAGGATAACACGACAGGAAGTCAAGAGTTAGCATGTGTAGGTGGTGCATGTGAGATAGTGTAGTAAAACTTAGGGGCCGCAATGGCCCCTTTTTTATTCTTCAGCTTCTACTCGTTCAATTAATTTTTCAGCTCCACCGCCTACTCCGTAGTAATAAGCAGACCCAGCAACAGGGATGTTTCTCATTGTTCTGTTGAAGGAATCAAAGTCAACCTCTTGATCAAACACAACAGAGTCAAACGATTTACCTATTGTATCTAAAACACTAGGAGCAGCAGGTTGAATCAAGTTCATAGCGTAAGAACCATACTTACCTTCCTGCAAGAACTTTTCTTTTGTGTACTTACTCATAAAGAAGATTTTAGACAGGGCCTCAAAAGAAGCATCATCCATAGAGACAGTAGCCTCGGGGCCTCCGCGTATAAAACTTCTTGCGTTCTCTACGCTACCGCCTGAGATGCCCATGATAGCGCCATACTTTAACGCTTCTTCAAAGGCTTCTGCCACCTGCCCTCTTTGAGCTTTCATCACAATGTTTCTACGTACTAAATCCAACTGTTTTAAACCGAAAGATTTTAAAGAGTAAAGTATTCTACCGTTCTTCATGTTTAAATAAGCGGCAGGCATCTCAGACAAAGCGATAGGTTGTACGTCTGCCAGCTCATTCCACAGTAAAAGTTTAGTATTGTCTGTTACTCTTTTGGCTTGTAGGTCAGAAATCAGATCTGCTATCTCACCTTCAAACACATTCTTATACTTATCGACAATAGCTTGAGGATTTGACTGCGCTAACTTAGTGTTCTTTAGCCAAGCAGCTTTTAAGAAAGTAGACTTACCAAACTTATCAATAGCCTTAAAACCTGAGAAAGTCAAAGCACCATCAAGTATCCTAGCCACGCCATCTAAGTTAGACATCTCAGCAGAAACTTTATTGACTAAACCAAAGTCATCAACAGTTAAACCTTTTGTTCCTTTGCTGGTAAGAGCCTTAGCTGTGTTAGCTATTCCGTTCATGTAGAGTGAAGAACCTACATCGCCCAACTGAATCAACGCTGCGTCAAACTGACCTAACAAGGCGGCGTACTGTAAGTCCCTGACTGTAGCAAAGACTTTACCCATCGCATTGTTGTCAGCATTAAACCTTGCTCTTAACAATAAAGTTAAATCATCTAACTGTCTAGCTGTCAACTCTTTTTTCTTCATAGTGTCTGCAAGAACTTTGGCTATTGAACCATCTAGGTTTATGTTGCCGTCCATGTCTTTAACACCTTTAGCACCAAAGAACTCATGTCTCGCTATCTCTCTTTCAGCCCTGTTAATATATAGCTGTAAAGCAGTTGAAGTGTCGTGGTAAAAAGGACGCAAGTGATCTGGGATGGTGTTATACTTTCTTCCTGCTTCTAAAGCTTTAGGCGGACGTTTGCCTCCAAAGCGTATGACATTGCTAATTACTTCAGACGCTGTGACCTCATCAAGTTCAGTCCAGCTACCAAGTCCTTTCTTTGTAGCTTCTGCTTTCAGAGCATCATCAATAGCGTTAGCTTGTTTAATCCCCGCCGCAGCACGTAGACCTTCTAAGTCTTTAACTACGCGAGGGTTGTGGTTTTTAAGGTAGCTTATTTTAATACCTGCGTCTTTTGCTCTAGCGTACAAAGTATTTAATACTTTACGGCTTTCTTTGAATGGTTCTATAAGATCAGGGAAGTGCTGTTTCATTATTGAATCAGCAAGAGTAAACTTACTATCGTTTAAAGCATTCTCTAATTTAGTGTACTGAGCCTTTAACAAAGGGTCTTTGGATTTAGAAGCAGCCATCATCTGCTTTAAATAAGGAGTAGCTTGTTTCATGCTATTCGCTAAATTAATATGGTGCGTCATGTCCATCTTTCTTAAAGAAGCACCTATACCTTCGTCAATGTTCCTTACCGCAGTAACCATAGGTGCGCCTATCTTATCCCAAGTTCTGCCTATAGCACTTGTGGCTGCAACTGGAGATTCTTTAGCAGCCATAATTTTAGCTGCGTTTTCTCTAGTAACGTAAGCAGGTTTTTTAGACGCATGCTTAAACACATCTACCATTTTTTGAGGAGTCAGGTTTAAATCTTTTTGAGCGAGTAACGAAGCTTGTTTGTTAGTTACAGGTTTACCGTTCGCTAACTTAGTAGTCATCAAATGATAAGCTGTTTTTTCTTCTAGTTTATTTACAATACTATTAGCAGTGGAAGTACTGCCTTTGACAGCTCTTGTGTTTTGAACTACATTAACTAACCTCTTGCCCGCTGCTTCAGTTGCTTTTGCAGGGGCTTGAACACCTCCCTTGTAGAGAAGGCCAGCCGTCCTAACAGGGGCAGTACCTGCGGCAAAAGCAGTGCCTATCACAGCGCTTTGAACTAGCTTGTCTATGTCTGCCTCATTCTTTAAAAGCTGATTAGTACCTTCATCACTAAGTGCGTAACCTCCACCGGCCAGTAAAGTAGGCACTATACCTGCCATACTTATAGCAACAGCAGGAACGAGTGCAGGATCAAGAACACCTGTTATTCCTCTACCAGCTAAAGCCATCTCTTCGTCTTCGCCTGCCACATCAAGCACAGCAGCGGTCATCTCATTTTGTTCTCTTGCTGTGTTAACTCTGTCTTCCTGCATGAACTTAAGTCTTTCTTGGAAAGGTAGCTGCAATACTTCCTTACCATAACGCTCTTCTGGAGATTCAAAAGTAGTAAGACCGTACTCATCCTTTCCTATTTTTGTAGAAGGAAAGGCAGCCTCAAGATACATAGCTGCTTTACGTGCTACGTTAAGACCTAAGTCTCGTTGATATCCTAGCTCATCTAGTCTAGTGATTTTACCTACGCCTTCTACACTTTTAGTTTCAGCGCCTTCACCAATACCTAAGTATCTAAAGAAGTCACCTACCGCTTTAGCTGATTGAACCTGTGCGGAAGGCTGGGCATACCAAGGTTTACCTTCAGGACTGACAAGCTCTCTTTCTCGTTGAAGACGCTCTTCTGACAACGGGGAAGAATAATCAGAGATACCTCTAGCAGCTCTTTGCTCTGATGTTTCAGGAGTTTCTTTACCAAAGTAAGAGTCAATCATCTCCGACATAACTTCTTGAGGAGTATCGGCTGGGAAAGTAAACTTCATTCCATTAGCTTGTGCTTCAATCATTTGGTTAGTCCTGTGGTGTAACAGTAAAGAGAACATTTATTCCGCTGTTTGTTTTTCCACTAAATGTTCCTGATTTATCAGTGCTTGACGGATCAATAAACTCTTTTGCTATCTCTGTTTCATAACCTTCTAAATTTAAAAGAGTATCTGCAAAAGTACGATCAAAAGTAACTCCTTTTTTGTATATGTTATCTGTAAAGATTTCTTTAATTGCTGTTCTTTGGGCTTGTAACTGATTCATGCCTTTTCGCTTACGGTAAAACTCTGCTCTAACATCAACAGCTGTTGCTACTTCTAGTTTTTTTACATCAGAAAGATTACTCCAAGCATCGTTAGCATCTGTAATAAAACCTGCAATGGGCTGGCCTTTGTCATCTACAGCCTCTTCACCCGCAGTAGCTAGTTTAATCATTATGTCTGATACTCTACCAGAGCTAGAGCTTATGCCTTCAACAGCTTTATCTTTAACTTTTTTACTTGTTTCAGGGTCTATAGAAACTGGTGTTCCTTCTGCATTACGATATCCAAATACTTGTTTAATGCCTTCTGGAGTTTCTATAGTCCACTTACCTACCATTTTTATTCCTTCGGGCGTATTATAAGCAGTTAAAGAATCAGAAGTTATCTTAGGGTTGGCGTAAAGAGCAAGAGCATTTACAGTACTATTCAGCTGACTTTCACTTAAACTATCTAACGCTCCTCCTAGCACTCCTCTTACTTCCTCACTATCTTGCGAAAAACCTCTATTCATTAATAACTGAACGGTTGCTTTTCTTTTAGTTTCAACTTGAACTTTTTTTTCTGCTGCTTTAGCAGCGGCAGTGCTTTCTGCTCTACGTTTTTCTCCCTTTACTTGTAATACTAAAGACTGACCAGCAGCGGGAGCTAGTGTTTTATCAAGAACTTGTTGAGCTTCCGCCGGCATTCCTAGTTTAATTAACTCATCTGCTACAGCAGTCCTTGTTTTTCCCTCAAGTTCTAACTCACGTATACCTGCAGCAGTCTTAGCTGCACCAGCCAAATCACCAGTAGCTTGTTGTATAGCTGCTAGTTTACGTAAGTCCTCTGGCTTGCTTAAGTCTAACTGCGCCATAGCCATCTGTAGTTGCTCAGAAGGAGTCATATCGTCTCCGCTTACCAATCCCTGCACTCCGCGCTGTAAATTTTTGGCACGTTGTGAGCCAAAAGCTAACCGCTGTTGTGCTGCGTTACCTCCCATTCCCATAGGATCAGGACGGTCGCTAGGCATGCCCGTAAGTAATCTTGCAATATCTGTTCTAGCCATTATCCTTTCTCCTTAAGTCCAAGCCTGCCCAATATACTATCAAAAAGCCCCTCAGTGCCTTCCAGTAAAGGAGAGTCTTTGTTAAGGATTTTGTTAAGTATTTGTTCTTGTGCTGTAGCTTGCTGACCAAACAAAGAACCTAAGATTGCTTCGCCTTGCTGTAGCTGTAGACGGTTAGCTAAATCTTCCGCTTGTAGTCTTGCTTCCAAACCACCCAGACCCATTTGCGTAGCTAGTTCAGTGCCCGTCCTGCGACCAACATCAGCAAAACCAGCAGGTACTTGACTAGCCGACAGCATAGACAATGCTTGCTGCTGTGGTTGATAACCAGCAGCTTGTAGCATACCACCCAGCTGACCCGCTTGTAGCATCTCTGCTTGTGCCTGCTGACGTGCGCCTAAGTTAGCCCGCGCCATAGCTTCCTGACGCGCAGTCTCTTGTGCCAGTAGCTCAGGAGAAGAACCACCGTAAGCAGCAGAGCCTAAGCCTAGACGACCCTGTGACAGCATACGCTCTTCTAGCGCTAGACGCTGACGCTCTTCTTCAGGACGCTGTACGGCCCTCATTTGCTCGTATAGCTGCGCTTGTGCTGCAGCAGGGTCTGCGCCTACCTGACCAAACAAACCGCCTGCTTGCTGTTGTAGCTGCGTTTGGAGAGCCTGTTGCTCTGGAGATAAGTTTATAGCAAACCCACCAGAAGGGTCTGTAGCTACGCCAGCCAAACCACTTGTAACAGTGTAAGGTCTAAACTCTGTACCTGCTCGTGCTTCTTCAGCCAACGCTTGTGCACCTGCTTGAGTTTCACGGCCTAGGCGTTGCGCGCCCTTAATGTTTTCTTGACCTAAGTAATACTCACCGCCTGTACGTAGCAAACCGCTTAAGTCAAAACCAGCTGCTGCTTCATTATTTGTTGTTCCACCACCTATCGTACTCATTAGTAAGAACCTCCAGTAATTGTACCAGCCGTTAATGTACCTGATACATCTAAGGTTACAGCGGTAGTTGTTCCAGTTAGCGTAGCGTTAGCTGAATCAGCCTTTGTAGCACTCGCTATTTGTATGTTGTTAAACTCAGTGTCGATCTCTGTACCTCTCACAATCTTCGCAGCATTGCCTGAAGGGAGAGAATCCTTTGTAGCAAAGTTAGTTGTCTTAGTGTAATTAGACATTTAGATAAGTCTCCCTAGTAGAGCATGTATGTCGATTTTTTGAATAGAAAATGGAGCGCCGTTGACTTCTGCTTCTAAGCCAATGGTTACTACCTCACCACTACCGCTGGTGTTAACCTTTGGAGTGTTGATGAGAATAGAAGAGGTGTACTCGGCTGTGGTATTGTACTCAGCTATGCCATACTCAGCAATGTTAGCTTCACCAAATGTAAAGGCTTGCTTAGTGTAGTTAGCTGTGTAGTCATAGCCCCAGTTAAGTGTAGTAGGCGTGTTCTGACCACCAATGATAGTCAAGTTAAACTTCTTTAGGAACTTCAGGTTAGATGTGTTACCAAAGTCCATAGGGTTACTGAAGTAACGCATCTCGTACTTGTTAGCACCGTCCATATAGCCTGAGTACTTAACAAGGCCTGAAGAGATGCCTATGTATATCTCACCGCCTTCTAGCGCAACAAGCGACAGAGGATACATACCAGACCACGTAGTAGCTCTATGTGAACTATCCTCTAGCTGCCTACGCATGTCAAAGCAGTACACAGTGTTACTGTCAGGTAGTGTTAACAGGTAGAACGCTTCTTCAGAGCTATACAGTGACTTGATGGGGTTAGTCTGGAGCTGCACCAAGTTTATTAAGTCAGTGCGTACATTCTTGCTGATGTCACGCATAGGCATAGACTTCTCTTGTATAGTCCTGCCAAAGCTACGTACACCTGTCTCAGACAAGAACAGTATATCAGTGCCTGTGTGCTGTACTGAGTCACGAGCTATGCAACCAACGCCTTCTATGGTGTCTGTAAGCGTCATATTAGCAGGAGAAGAGGCTCCTGAGTACACCAGTATAGACTTCTTGCCAAAGATGATTAGAAAGCCATTGTGGGCCGCTAGAGCCGTTATCTCGTCAAAGCCTGTAGGCCATACAGTAGTAACGTCTAACGAGCCTGACGTGCCTCCTGTCCAGTGATGGCCATTTAGTAGGTCAGACCAGTAGACAGTGTGCTTGTTACCTGTAATGTCTGCTGCCCAAAGACGACCGTATGCTGCTAAGACTTCGTTAGCCTCTGGCGGTGTACCCGTCGCGTGACTGTGTGCTGAGTGTTCTTCTAGTACAAACGAACCGTCATGGTCTGTGCCTAGTACGTACTCGTGGTCTCTTTGGAATAAGTAGACATGATCGTTTAAAGTAACAGCTTTCCAGTTATTAGCTGTAGGCGTGTACCCTGTTGGCGTAGCGTCTGTTAAGGTGGTAGTTCCTGTAAAGATTTTATTGTTACCTGCTGACAGTATCACTTTATCGCCAGAGTTATCAATGTACTCGTATACAGTCTCTATACCGCGGCTAGTACCTAGTACAGAAGAGCCGTTAGTAGACACCTCTA